CTCTTTGGAGTTTTAGCGGACAGCAATAATTAGTAATATTTATTGATATTTGTGGCGAGTTTTCTAGATTTATATGTATATTTGCATCTGTGAAATTATTAAATTAATGTAAACATTTGAATTGAATCAAGGTCATGTTGGCTTAACGTAATCAAACAAACAGATGGTAGGCTGAAAAAGAGGGTAAAGATTCTGCCACTGTGTCAAAGTGGGTGACCAATGCCTCTCAACCATTTCTCGAAATGATCTTCAAGATTGCAGAAGTCTTAGAGTGCAAAATTATGGATTTGATTCGTGAACAAGAATGACAGATTTAAACTATTGGATACATGGCCAAACAATTTTTTACAAACAAAGATGGCAACACTCTCATGAAAGAGTTTGAGGGTTTGCTCAAACACAACCCAAGTATTGAGTGTCTTGACTCTGTTGTCGGATTCCTTCGTGCTTCTGGTTACTTTACATTGCGCCCTTTTCTTAATAGCATCAATAAGGTTCGCATCCTTATTGGCATAGATGTGGACAAGTATATTGCTAGCGCACATAACAAGGGTCAACTGTTCTTTGGTGCAGAAGAGGAAGTTAAACAAGACTATCTCGCACAGTTGTGTAAAGATATTGAGTCATCGACCTATTCAAGCCATGTAGAAGGGGGAATATTCCAAATGATAGACGACCTGATAACAGGGAAACTTGAACTTCGTGCTCATCCAAGCAAGAAGATACATGCCAAAATATATTTGCTCTATCCAGTCATCCCGACTTACAAGGGGTTAAGATACTGAAGTTCAGTGTTTTAACCCTTTGTAGCTTAAAAATACTCGGCGACAAGTCGGCGTGTTAAAAAAGCTTTAGAAATTACTTTTATATAACCAGAGTTCTCGACGCAAAAACGTAGAGGACAAAAAAATGTGCCCAAAAAGTTCGGAATTTAATCAACTGAAAGGTTGGACTCCGCCTGTTTTTCATCAGGCGTCGGAGTGTTATGTGTCATTTACAGCCTTCTGTCCGGCTACCGGAAAGATGAAGCTTAAGAAGATAATGCTTGGACGTATTAAGAACAAGCGACTTCAGAAGGAGAAGGCTAAGCAGATAATGAAATCAATAACGGAGAAACTGCTTGACGGGTGGAACCCCTGGATTGAAGCAGAGAGTCCAACTGAGTATGAGCTATGGGATGATGTGTGCATGAAGTATGAAGCTTGGCTTGCAAAAATGGCGAAAGAGAAGGGCTTTCGTATGGAGACCGTTGCAAGCTATATGAGCTATCTGAAGATATTGAAAGACTGGATAGCCAACAAGAACGTGCACTACATCTATCAATTTGACCGCCGTGTGGTGGGAAAATTTCTTGACTATGTTTTCGTGGAGCGTAACAACACGCTCCAAACTCGCAACAACTACTTGGCATGGCTCAAGACATTCGCCAAGTGGCTTGTAACACGATCGTATGTGCCGAAGAACCCGACCGAAGGCTATCATGCCGTGATGCGAAGCTCATACAACAAGAACCGCGACACCATCAGCGAGCGCGACCTTACTAAGTTGCGTGAGTACCTGGAGGTGAAGAACCCACACTATCTACTCGCAACATACATATTATATTATACTTTCCTGCGTCCACACGAGATGTCGTTGCTGAAGGTGGAGGACATCAAGATAAGGAAGCAGGTTATATATGTGCATGGGGAGAATGCCAAGAACCACAACGACGCTATCGTTACGCTGCCAAAGAAAATACTACAGCTGATGATTGATCTAAAGGTGTTCGATGCCGCAGGAAGCGACTACCTATTTTCAAAAGACTTTAAGCCAGGTAGAGAATATCGCTCTGAGAAATGCTTCAGAGACTATTGGCAGCGTGTGCTGCGAAAGGAACTGAATTTTCCCGAGCGATATAAATTCTACTCGTTGAAGGATACCGGCATCACCAATATGCTGCGCAAGCACGTAGACACAGTATCGGTGCGCGACCAGGCACGACACTCAAGTATCGAGATAACCAATATCTACGTGCCGCACGACATGAAGCGAGCAAACACAGAGTTGCTCGATTATGAAGACGACTTCTAATCGTACTTCAGTGGGTAGAACGTACCCTCGACAACATCGGATAGTTTACCGCCAACAACTTTGTGCTTGAGTTGTTGGCAGTAGAACTTGCGACCAGCTATATTGAAGATATGGCGAGCGTCACGGCAATCAAGAGAACGGAAGCGGATGACGTATACAGTAGTGAGGTCAAGTTGCAACGGTATTTGCCAGTGTTTATTGTACATACCATTGCTTGAATTTATAGACAAATCATACCCGCCATCAACGTCAAAAAACATAACACGCTGAAGTTCCCAATAATTATAACCTTGTGCTGGCTGGCCACTTGGTCGAGAGAGCATCTGAAGACGGCTGTTAATGGTAACTGGCACCATAGGGTATTTGTCGTCTTTAGTATAACCAACACATTCAAACTTGCTAACACCCATATAAAACCCTACATACATATTGTCCTTAGCTGAAGGTGTTGATGTGCTGTTGAACAGACGCTCAACAACACCCTTGCCTGCATCCTTGTCATTAACGGTTCCAACATCGCCTTGCCCATTTTCTACAATAGGCATAGGATAACAATAATAATCGTGCATACGGCAGAAGACATTCTCTATCGGTACAATCTTCAGTTCCATATTGTCTGTTGACGTTTCGTCAACACGAGGCCCAAATTGGTTAATCATACCAAGACGAGTAGGATTAAAAACACCATTTTTAGGGTCTTTGCTATTTATTGTACGAATAATAAACGGAAACTCTAATGGCAACCACATAAACCCAGAGCTAGGTATCTGTACTGGAAGCCTATCATAATATGCTACCATTGAATGATAAGAGTCGTAAGCCCCCTCTGGCGGATCAGTAACTGTTGGGGACGTTTTCGGAGGTTCACCACCAATAATTGTATACCACACATTATATAAATGTGTATAATCAGAAGACGTATTTGCCTTAGGTTCACAATACACATACTCTATGCGCTTGGCAAAATCCGGGTCAAGTGCATAGATCTTATAAAAGTTGGTATCAGGGAATTTGTATGAAACATTGCGGTACACCATATTGTCTGGAGGATCTTGGTCGTACTGCTTGTTGATATCGCCAATAACATCCTCTCGCTTAATCTGCTCCACCACAGCACTCTTGTAATAGTTGCGTAAGGTCTGTATCTCAACCGTCTTATCAATATTGTTTACGATAAAGCAGACGCCACACAGATGCTCGACCTCAGATATAAAGTCAGACGCCGTCCAGTTCTCAACCATCTCGTTGTATTTAGTTGTCTTGTAGCCATGAACAAAAATAAGCTTGCTCAACTCAACATCGCTTGCAATAGCATCGTTGGTGCGAGTGTAGCCAAGGGCTTTAAGCACACGGGCAACGATAGCAACAAGGTAAGGCTGCGGACATATTGTAGTGTCTGACTTCAGATTTACAGAAGTCGCCTTAGCCACTTCGTTCACCTGATTATATATTGTAGAGCTCGAGCTAATCTCATTGCCAACACCAGCTGATATTTTAGCTTTAGCCACCACTGGAGTACAGACATAGTCGAAATCTGGGAAATGAGAATAAAGCGACCGCTTTGCGTCTTCTAATGTAATCTCGCCAGTTTCACCAAGGTCAAGGTCACGCAGATAGCGGTCGCCACCTACGAGATAGTTAAACTCGGAATTGCCCGAAACGATTTGTATCTTAGCGTTGCGCTCATCAATCTCAAGGATAATCTCTGTGCCTTTGATGATGATGCCCTTCTCACAATAGAGCAGGGCTTGTCGGTTCTGCGGTCGCCCAGTCACATCGATGCGGTGCATGGCGTTGTAGACAACGGCATTAACCGGGTCGGCAAGCGAGATATCAATATCGAGCGTATGCTGACCTTCGGATGTGAAGAACGGGTTGCGGTCGTAGAACTCAAGGGAAATGTCGGCAGCGAGATGCACCTCGCTGCCGTCAATAAGTAATTTAATCATTATCTTTTTCTGCTAACGTTAGACTTCATTTTATTAACCAGGCGCTCAGCCTCGATGGTGCCGTGCTTGCCAGTGGCGTATGTCTCTGCTATTATAGGTGTCGAGAAGCGACGGTCGAGCGTATTGAGCGAGCGCACGACACGCGAGAGGACAGCTGTTAGGGCTGCATCTTGAGGTGCCGCTTGCATGGCACCTTGCGCCACACCCCCTGCAGAACTACGACCACCTGATGCCATAGCACCATTGGCAAATTGACGCTGTGTCGTCGGGATTACTGCAGCAATATCATCTGGCGACAGTCTCGAGACGCTACCAGAACGCTGCGCTTCGTCGATGAGGTTAAGAACTGGCAGCACATTTGGGTTGGCTGTTGCAAAGCGGTTGGCAACAAACTCGTTGGAATGGACTACGCCTTGTGGCTTATTCCATGGACCAGCAGGTGTGAAACCACCGGTGTCGAAGCTACCAACAGCAGCCTTGGCCATTTCAAAAGCTGCAGTGATAAGGGCGGTCTCGACAGCATATTTAGCGAGACCAGCAGGACCAAGCAAGCCAACATTCTTAACTAAAGATGCAGTTCTTGCTGCAATAACAGCCTTCTCAAGAGCATCTATCATAAGAGACAACATTCCACGGAGAAAATCTTTGAAATCAGCTTTCTCGCCTTGTAGCACCTTGCCAAGCTGTTCACCGAGCTGCTGGCCAGCTTGCACAATCACATTGCACAATATGTCATTGTACTTCTGCGTAAGGTCTTGCTTCTGTTTGAGTGCATCTTCAGTAAGGTCAATATCGGCATCCTCTATCTCTTGCTGTACGGCAAGACGCTGCTCGCCATTGAGCGAGGTGTCTTCGAGAATCTTCTGAAGGTAGCCTTTCCATGCCTCAGTCCTATCACTCTGACTCTGCTCGTCGATGTTGCCAGCCTTGATGTTGACCTTGCGCTGATTCTCCATTAGCTCGTCGAATGTAGCCTTGGCGTCGCTGATGACACGTCTGCCCGACTCTTTGTTAGCCTTGTCTGTGTCGGCAGTAAAACGCTCTTTGAGCTTTTTAAGGTCAGCCTGGTACTGCTCCTCGCTGATGAGTTTCTTATCGTGAAGGTTGTTGAGTAGAGCGAGGTCTTGGTCATACTTTTGCTTGATGGTGTCAAGCTCATGGGCGAGCTGCTCAGCCTCTGTATCACCGAACGACTGCTCAATCTCGCGGAGCTGGTCGTAAAGCTTCACCTTATAATCCAGTATCTTCTTCTCTATCTCGGCACGCTTCTTCGGCTCAATGCCGGCAACCTCAAGCTTCTTGTTAAGTTCTTCGAGCTGCAAGTCCTCAATCTTGCGGTTGTACTCCTCTTGCGTTGCAATATCTCCCCTCAGATAATCCTCCTTGGCCTTGGTACGTTTGGTCTCATATTCTACAGTAATGGCATCGAGGTCTTTTTGGACCTTCTTTTCAGCCTCTATCTTAGCCTTGTTGCGTGCTGCCTCCGCCTTGCGTGCTGCCTTGGCTGCATCTTCAGGCGAAACATAATGCCCTGGTTTGTTGCCAGTTTCCGGAGAGTTAGAGTCGCCCTTGATTATTTGACTTGTAACAGCATTACGCAACTCTTTGTCGCTATTCACAAGTCTATCAAGAGCACGTTCGCGAGCATCAAGCACCTTTTGCTGACTTAGATTATCTTTAAGTCTTCGTTCATGCACACCACGCTCTCGCTCTTTCTTTACCAACTTATCTGAAACGCCCCTCATTGTTCGGCCACCCTGTTTATAATTATAGTATTCTTTGTAATAATCAGGATGAGCCTCAATCTCGGCATTAACCGATTTAATGGAGTAATTGATGCGCTGCTCCTTCTGCTTAAGACTTAGCCTTTGTTTGGCAATATCCTGTTTCTGTTCGTTAATGGCTTGCGCCATTGCAAGACGGTCAAGCTGCCTTATATAGTCTTTAATAGATTTGATATTATCATCATAGAGTTTGCCCTCGTTGGAAATACTGGCATGATAGGACGGTATAATCTTTTGCAAAGCAGCTATGGCTGCTCTACGCTCGCCAACAGAGAAAGCGTTGGAATGAATAACCTTGTTAAGCTGCTCAATGCGTGTCTTCTCCTCCAAGTGACTATCAGCTACCTTCTTGTCTATCTCCGCTTGTTGCTTTTTGATGGCGTTTGCCTCCTTCACCTCCTGAAGATTATCATGCACAGCTTGCTTGTGCGCTTGCCATGCCTTTACGGCAGAGTATATGGCTACACCAACAATCGAAAGGACAGTAGCAAGAGCCACCCATGGATTTTTAAGGCTTGCCAGCTGTGCTGCACGCATTACAACAATATAGCCTTGGATGCCTTTTGTCAGCAAAGCCCACGTGGCGTGAAGGGCAACAAGTGCCGAGCGAGTAAGAGTAACTGTAGCCCTATAAGCAGTATCAAGAGCTATCGCCACCTTAAGGTAAGCATTGTAGAGCTTAGTCTTTAAAATGGTAACAGTAAGTATGCCATTATACAACAAAAGAGATGCAGCCACTGTAGCAATGGCTCCAGCATGCTTCACAAGAAACTCTCCAACCTCGTATATCAGTTTGATAGTCTTGACAAGCAGAGAGCCTGCCGTGATGCTATGCCGAACAAGAGGCAACAGCTTTTCACCAAGGTCTACACTAAGATCAAGAAACTGCTTCTTAGCTTTTTCTATATCCGCCAGTACAGTATTGTTCTGCACATTAAACTCCTCTATCACGCTTTTGCCATCGTTGTACGCATTAAACGCCACCTTCTGCGCCTCTTTAACCTGGTCGAGATGGGAGGCGACAGAAGCCAATACATTGACAGCACGAGTACCATCAAGATTCATTTCTGTAAACAATGGAGCCATCTTGTCGAAGCCGCCAGCAGCCTGCATGCTCGATAGGAATTTCAAAAGAGCCTCGTTAGCATTTGTCTTCAGCAACTTTGTGAACTCCTTGACATCTTCGCTTGCAAGTGCAGCAAAACGTGCAGGCTCCTGATACATCTTAGTGATGAGTTGGGAGAACACGGTGGAAGCAGTTGCTTCCTCTTGCATATTCTGGCTTAACGCCGATGCAAGGCCCATGATCTGTGCCTGCGTCAAGCCTGCCTGGACGCCAACACCTGAAAGATCCGCAGTGAAGTCTACTATATATCCGGCATTGGCCGACGAAGCCTGGGCGAGGTCATTGACAGCGGAACCCGTGGCAAGCATCGCCCCACGCAAACCTTTCTTCTCGTCTTCGCCGAACATGTGGGCGAGCTTGCCAATCTTGTCAACGGCACCCTCGCCGAGGTCATCGCCAAGCGCCACATTAATTTTATCGGCTCCATCGACAAACTCCTCAATCATCTTTTTGTTGGTAATGCCGAGGCGACCGGCAGCACCAGCAAGGGCATTGAGCTGCTCGCGCGAGGTGCGAGTATCCATACGTTTGAAGTCCTCGTTCATCTCGTGCACCTGCTCTGCCGTCTGACCTGTATATTTGCGCACATCTGCCATCGCCTCCTCCATCTCGGCATAGTCATTCACGCATTTGCGAATAGTGGTGGTAACACCGCCCAATGCGTCAAGTCCCGTCTGAAGTGAGTAATACCATTTGTTAAAGAAGTCTGCCATACTGCCGAGTTGCTTGCCTAACGACTGAGACTCCTCAACAACACCACGCACGGCACGCTTGTGCTCGGCAAGGATGGAGTTGAGCTGTGCAATCTCCTTAACTTTGTCATTATACTCTTTAGTGCCAATAGTCATCTTCTTGACATCGCGTGTAAGTTCACGGATGCGCTTTTGGATGACGGGGACAGTACCTTCTACTTCTGTGCCGTCAATAAAAACTTTGACTGTGCGATTATAAGTTTTAGCCATACAAACATTTTTAATTGATGCAAAAATAGCCGATATAAAATTCTTGGCAAAGGACGGAATTTAAAGCACACAAAACTTGTGTATGTCGAAAAAAAACATTAACTTTACAGCAAATACAAAAAACTAAAAACAACGATTATGTATCATCTTACTCAGACACAAGCCATGATTTTAGTAGTTGTGTTGCTGATTGTTTTTCTTGTGAAAAGCACCGGCAAGGCAGTTAATAAAATGTGTGATGACGACCTTGGTAGGAAATATCCCGAATTTAAGGAAGCCTTGAGCATAGGTTATCCATTGTTACTATGCCAGGAAATGAAGAAGCGGGGTATGGTGTATCGCGATTGGCGATGGGTGCCACGAGATTGCAAAAACGATGTACACGACCCGGAGTTGCGCAAAAAGATGAGGGAGAAAGACCTTATACTCAATAAGGACAACAAATGGGTGTTTACAGGCAAAACAAAAGAATATCTGCAAAAGAATCATAGTTGGTGAGATTTGCAGAAATAAAGAAAAAAGGCAGAGAGCTTAATAATTTAGCTCTCTGCCTTTTTCTATTTCTTGACTATCGTCACTCGGTCTATCTGCTCGAGCACATCACGTGCAGCGTTGTCGCCATAGTAGTCGGCAGCGATGTCTGCCAGCCCTTGAATCTGCTGCTCGATATTGTTGTCGAGCCAGTCAACTGGCCTACGCCTGATAGGACCGGGCGTCACTATCCGGTTAGGGTTGTGCGAGCCACGCACCACCCTACCACCTTGACGGATGTATCCATTGCCCACGCCATACGCCACGAAAACACCATATCGAAGAAATTTGAAAGCCACAGCATGAGCCAAACCGTCGTCACGGTCGGTGTTGGTGGCAGCCTTCAGGCGAGCTCGCAGCCCACCGCTATACACATTGGTCTCGGCAACAAGTGAGCCAAGCGAGCGAGAGCGCACAGTCTCGCCCCACGCCTTAACCCTCTGGTTAAACTCTTCTGCCGTTATGCCAGGAACATTGCCATTGCCTTGTACTGCCATAAGCCATTACAGATTAGATATGTCAGCATACTCCTTGGTCGCGTCAAACGATGGACAAGCCTTGGCAGCGAAGTCACGGTGCCCACGAATAACAGCGTCGGGGAACTGGCGCTTAAGGCGCATGAGCAACCCCACAAGAGCATCCTTCTGCTCCGGAGTGCGCGTGTCCTTAGGCTTGCCATCTTTGCCCACACCTCCAATATAGCACACTCCGATTGAGTTGGAGTTGTGGCCCTTGCAGTGGGCACCCACCTTAATCAGCGACCGCCCCTCATGCACGGTGCCGTCACGATAGACAACATAATGGTAGCCAATGCAGTCGAACCCACGCTGGCGGTGCCACATGTCGATATTGCTCACCGTGTAGTCTCTGCCCTCGATGGTGGCAGAACAGTGAACGATGATGAGATTAATCTTTCGCATAACAATAATGATAATTAGTTTATGCAAAAATACTCCATTAGCCAGACAAGCAATCGGACATCAATAAACCATGTAAGGCGAGAAGTCGAAGGTCTCAGGGTTGTAGTTAATCTCGCCGAGATAAGCCATTGCTATGCGATGGCACGTGCGCTTAATGTCGGCAAGCGCCGGGCGTTGAGGGTAGTCCACTTGGTGGTACATTACGGTGGTGTCGAATGTGTCGGGGTCGAGGTGCTCCATCCGGATAAACAACCGCCAAGCCCCGTTGGGCAGCTGCTGAATCGGCACCCATGTCGTCAAGTTCCGGCATGAAGAACTGCTTGTATTTGCCATGTCTGATTTGTTTTTTGATTTTATTGTGTGTTTTGAATTGCTTGCGCAGAATAATTTTGTTGAAATGGCCCTCCACCATAATATATTTATACCAACCACGGTCGATAAGCCTTACAAGCCTCTTGCGCTTGTTGTAGGTATTGTAGTGCACCATCAGCCCGAGGTAGCTGTTGACAGTAGCCACAAACGCCTCCGCATAACGCTCACCCTCTCCCGCCTGCAGTTTGGTATTGTAGAAGTGCACACGACGGAACGCAGCCCCGAGAGTGCGGTTGCTGATGTAGATGCGCCCCGGCTTAATCATGGCGCCCACATACAACACACCATTCTGATAAGGCTGTATGTATATCTTCTTGGGATGGAGCGTGATGTGTAGAATGTCACGGCAAAAGTCACGAATCTTGGCAACAGTCTCACTGGCATGTGTAAATCCCTTGGTGTCAAGTATTACGAAGTCATCCATAAACATCTCAAGCGCCTCCACCTTCAAGTCATAAAGGATAAAGTCAACAAGCACCGACATATAGAAGTTGGCCGATTCCTGCGATATCAACTTGCCGATAGCAATGCCAGTACGAGGATCGTTGTACATCAGCGATTTGTCACGTGGCAAGCCATGCCAATAAGCAGGAGGCGAGCGACGTATGTAATGCAGCTGTGGAGCGTCGTAGATAGTCTTCTTGAGTAGGTATAGAACGAGGTCGCGGTCAGGCGCATGGTATTCTGTCAAAATCAAATCCTCGTACATCCACCATAAGATATCCTTGTCAATCGACATAAAGAAGCCCTTTATGTCAAGTCGTATAATGACAGTATCTTTGGTGTAGCCTTTTGAAATATTGAAGATTTTGGCCGAAAGTGAGTTTACGGCGCTAAGGCAACCAAAGCCTTTGCGACAGTTCTTAGAGACATTGCCCTGTCGCTCAAAACGTCTCTCAAGCAAAGGCTCTATGCGCTCTGCAAGCCAGTGATGAACCACACGGTCTCGATAATTAGCCCCAAAAACCTCACGCTTAACGGGGTAGGGAACAATAAAAACGTCTGATGGCGACGGCTCATAACGCATGGTTATGCAGTCGCGCCACAGACGGACAATGTTGTCGTAATAGTCTAAAGAGAATTCGATGCAGTCGTTAGACGAGCGTTTGTTCTTGTCGCACGACTGTGCGGCATAGAAAAACGATAGCGGAGTGTTGTAGACATCATCTTGATATGCTGCCACAGCCCGAACGTTGTTTGCGTTAGCCTTGTTGTTGTTGTTCGCGTCACCGTTGTTCAAGTTCACGTACCACGCGTTCGAAGCATCCCACTCATCCGTTGTCGCGATTGTTGTCTTTACTCCGTCTATTGACGAAGGCAGCGACCCATATAAAGAAAAATATTGCTCACTCATAATGCCCTGGTGTTGAGAATTATGACTCCGGCTACTGCGCAGTCTTCTTCCAAGCCGTGGCCTGTCTGCCGATGCTCTCGGTCAGAACAGCCATCTGGGCTGCCATGGAATTAGTAATCTGCTCCAGCTCTTTGCATACCCCGATCAGCATCTTAACGGTGCCAAACTCCACAATAAACTCCTCAAGATATTGTCTACGGCTTGTACGACGGTTGCGCCACTCGTCTATAAACAGACACGCCAACCTTATCAAACCATTAGCCGACTTGTTAGCCTCGCCGTTGAACTGAGGCAAATAGTCGGGCGCCGGAATCGCGGTGTTGGCTTTTTGTATAAGCTCAAGACAGCGAAGCGCAGACTCGAAGAGGTGGCTCCCGAGGTCATAGCGATACTCTCGGGAGAACTGCTTGCGAGCGCGAACTATCAACAGCAGCAGCTCGTAAGTCTGTTTGTATATAGGGAGTGTTTGTGCAAGACGTTGATTAGCCATAATAGTATTAACTAAAAATTAACAAACTTATTATACCCCTGTTTATTAATTTTTATTAATAAAAAAGCCGCTTCGCGGCTGATGTTAAAACTCAACCACAAAGCGGATGTTTGCAACTCTTTGATATACAAAGAGTTAAAGAGATAAAGAGTTAAAGAAGGTTAATATGCTGCCACAGCCCGAACGTTGTTTGCGTAAGCCTTGCCGTTGCTGACCGCGTCACCGATGGTCAAGTACACGCACCACGCGCTCGAAGCATCCCACTCAGTGCTGCTCCAGTACCAGTCTTTTGTTAATTTATATAAAGAACCGAAATTATTTGTTAAAAACCTATCAATTTCAACCATATATTTATAAAACAATCGCAGCTGTCCAAAAGCTGGGAGCGACCATTTAGTCGGGTCGTCTATAGCAGTGCTGTCGGCAGCCTTCGTAAAGGCCTTGTAGGCTCGGGCAGCCTCCGCTGCCGGGAAGCTCACGCCCTGCTCTTTGGCACAAGCCAGGATAAGGTCAGTATTGGCGTCGCCGTATGTATCATCGTACACACCCTGGTTGTTGGTGCCAAAATCTTTAAGGCCCGGCACATTGATGTTTGTCGGACCCCACGCAAATCGGCTTGTAGAGCCTGATGTGGCATTTTGCAGAGCCAAGACAAAAGCCATACGCTCAGCACGGATGGCAACGCCCAAAACCACGTATTTCGACTTCTCGTTTACAGACATCGTCTGCCACTGCTCCTCAGAGAAGTAGAAGCGTTGTGGCGTCGAGTCTTTCAGCGAGTTCTTGAGATATGCGGCCACCTGAATGTCACGCAGACCGCCTGCCCATCGCATGTGGGCCACAATGTCTGTCCATGTAGCATTGTCGGCAAGGTCTGTAAAGCCGGCCTCGCGTAGAGCTTTAATCTGGTCTTGCTTGTTAAGACCAAGAATTATCGAACTGTTGTTAGCGTTATCCATATATTTTTATTCCTCAGAGATTGGTATTACAGAATTAAGAGTAGCCTTATTCGTAGAATATACCCTGCCACTCAGTATGCTCAAGTAGAAAGCGTCAGTCGAGCTATACTGCACACAAGTCCATATAGCATCAACCGACTTCTCAAGCGTGAAGGCCTGACCCCACACCTGCGTTATCGCCGCATCGATAGCCTTGCGGTGCCCATACATAACAAAAGCTTGTGGCACATCGGGCAACAGCCATTTGGTCTGGTCGTCAACAGCCACACCATTAACCTTGACGCCATCGCCCTCAAGATAAGCGTGATAGCCGTTGGCAGCCTCCGCAGCAGGCGCACCCACCACCTCGTCAGCATTTTTGTCTGCATAGTATGCCAGTATGCACGCATTATTGCGAGCCACATCCTGATGTCCCCAAGCACCAGGAACACCGCTGTACGACATCAAGTCCGCCACATTCGTGCGAGAGCCCCAAGCCTTGCTGTTGTAATACTGAAGCGCCATGACGAACGATAGCCCGTCAGCTCTGACACGCAGGCCACGCAGCGCAAACTCCTCAGAGCGACCGGCATTGTCAATAGTCTTCCACTCCTCAACTGTGAAATAAAACTTCTTGCCATCGCGCTTGCGGTCGGCGGCAACACGAATATCGAGCAGCCCGGCTGCCCAGCGTATGCGCTCGGCAAAGAGCGAGGCACGCGAAGACTCGGTTATGTCTGCAAAACCCAAGTCTTGAAGAGCCTTAACCTGCTCGCGTTTTGCGAGCAGGAGGCCAGTAATGTTTTGTTGATTGCTTGCCATTGTTATCTGTCTATAATGTTAAGAATATCATCATCGGCTTCAGCCAGACGGTTATAGTAGTCGTCGTAGGTCTCGCCATTGTACTGCTTGAGATAGTCGTTGATGTTGTCGAGCGTCACGCTCTCAACCTCAGCCTCGCCAGAGTATTGCTCACCGAGGAAGTCTATAACGGCGTTGATGTAAGCCATAATCGACATCACTATCGTCAAGCCCTCAATATGCTGCGTCAGGTTGTCTATGTACGACTGCTCGCGCACACGTGTAAGCTGATAGTCGCTCTCAACAACCGGCTTGTCTTGTAGCTTGCCGTCCTCGGTAATGCCCCGCACGCCGAGTGTCAGCAGCATAGTCAGGAGCGAGCCGTCACCCGACAGCTCCTGCACCACTCTTATGGCTGTCAACTGCCTACTGCCCGTCTGTGCGTCGACTACCCTCTGCAGCATAGTCAACGGCTCTATCTCCTTGCAGTGCTCTATGCGCAATGTCTGCACATTGGCAAGAGACGCAATCTGCAAGTTGCCGCCAGTCTTAGTATAGCTAAGGTTTGGCAAGTTTATCAGTCTGACAGTCTTGAGCGTAGCCGGAAGCGTAAGCTCACTGACAGGCGAAGTCTCGGCTATCTCCACACTCTGCACACGACTACCCTCTGCCTTGATGCTCGTCAGTCGAGGACACATGCTTGCGTCAACAGACGCTACCAGTGTGTTGCGCACATCGAGCGACTGCAGGAACGGCATATTGCCCAGGTTCAGCGTGTCAAGAGTGCCATCGACCGTAAACGGAGTATAGTCGGCGCCACCAACCGTAAGCCGTTGCAGCAACTTGCAATACTGTATATCCCAACCCTGCGCCTTAGGCGTAGCGGCACTGATGTCGAGCGAGGCAAGCGAGGCAGCACCAAACACATATAGCATAGTGCCCGACTCAGAGTAGCTACGAGGACTGTCTCGGAAGAACGTGTAGCTCTCGCCCTTCTTCAGATATTTAGAGTCGGCAGCAGTGTCGGCTCGGTCCTCGCCAATGCCGAAGAACCCATCTTTGGCAGCCGTGATGCTCACAGTGATAGCCTTGCCCGATGCACGCATCTTCATCGGGTTGGTGTAGAGGTCGCCCACCTGGTAGTAGCCGTCACGATAGGCAAAGCGCGTCTTGATATACTCAGGCATATCGTCAAGGCGCAAGCCGTGCAAGGCAAAGAAGTAGTTGGCACTCGCCTTCGAGTGCTGTATATACTTGCGCTCACCATCGAACGATGATATAATCTTAGCCCATTTTAGGATGCGCTTAGTCATCCATATCTGGTACAGACCATCGTAAGAGAACACCTTCAAGCCCTGCTTATCCGCTGCCTTGCGCATCTCGTCTGCCACATCATGCAGCGTCACAAAACGCTGCTTGTCAGTATAGCCGCTCTTGTCATCACCATCCTTGTAGTCATCAAGCCAAATTACGGGATTCTCATTGAGCCGCTGGAAGAACACGCTATCCCAACCCTGGTACAATCTGCCCTCTTCACCCTCGCCAACCAGTAGTGGATTGAGCAATGCCGAAATAGTAAGGGCGCAGTCGTTGTCGGCACCCAGCGTACAGTCGCCGTCATACCAGTTGTTGAAGTCAGAACGTATCACACCATCCTCACATAGCATAAAGGTCTGCATCATATTCTTGGATCGCTGGTCAACAGCATTCTCGTAGTCAGTCAGTATGTAGTAATATAGCGCCGGCTTCATCCTCCAGTAGCGGTGCATCTCATGGGCGAACTTCTTGGCGCGGTTGGCACGAGTGCCTGGCACCGTCTTGCCGTCAAGCGTTATGTTGCCGTCAGCTTCAGTAAGGTGTGGGTTGCACTGCTGCATCCACATCAAGTTCTCATAGAAGTAGTACGGCACCTTCTTGCCACTCTCGTACAGAGCGTTCAGATCATCGTCGTCTGGATAGCGGCTTTCAAAATGCGACAACCATATCGGCTTGCCCGTAGCCGGGTCAAGACGCAGCATGTCGTCTACCGAGTTCACACCCTGATACCAGTTAAGGCCGTTGTACTTCAGGTGCTCGTAGCATTGTGTCGGGTTCAGCACCCTGCCCGTCACCTGCCAACGTTTGGTCGTCTTGTCGTAGGTCATCGAGCCGGTCGTCTCCTTCCACTTGCCACCCTCATACTTGGCATACTTGCCGTCGCTCGTCTTGTACACCTCGCTCCAGTCATAGCTCTTCACGTCAGCCGATATCAGCTCGGCAAGTGTCGACTCTATCACCAAAGCGTCAGCCACCTCGCTTGTCTCGACAAAGTGACCAGTGCCGTCGTTCTCAATGAAGGCAGTCTTCGGACCACAGAACTCCGACAGCATGTATATATCGCCCGCCTGCAGCTTAGACGTGTCGGCAAGCGTCTGAGCCTTAAACTCATTGAAGTCTTGGTCGCGTTCGGCAACAAGTTCCTTGAAGTCGCCATAGTTCATACAGCTCTTGTTGTAGCCATCCACACCCTCAAAGCCAAACACCTTGGCGTCGCCCTTATCCTCGTTAAGGTTGGCCTTGACGTGGAAGTAGGCATAAGCCGGGTTGGTAGCATCTGGCGAATACTTGTCGGTGCGGAAGAAGGCACACGGCACGCTCGCTATCGACGGATTAATCTCTGCCTTGCCAGTGTAGGCATTTTGCGACGGCTGCATGTATTCAGCACCGAGAGCACGAATCAGTCGATTGTTAAGCTCACACGACGCACCATTGTTCGCGCCCGTACAGTCAGAGTAATCAACCTTAAAGGTGATGATGTTAGTCGGCACAGAAGTCTCAAGTACCTTTATCTTCGACTTCTTGGCATTGGCAAGAGCTTCGTCATACTTAGCGAGGTCAGCACCGCTAAACTCCTCGCGCTTGTGCAGCAAAGTAATCTTGGCCGACTTCGTCTTAATCTTCTTATTCTTGTCAGGACGCATCGACGATGTCGTACCCTGGTTAGATGCCGTTGCACCCTCGATGTAGCAGTCCTGCCAAGGACGGTCGGGGAAATAGAGGTAGAAGTCAAATATGCGCTTCGTCTTCTTGTCGCCATCGAGCGTATCCAGATATCCCGGATATTGGTCTTCGGTGTCAGCCGTGTTCTTGTTCTTCACCATCACCATTACGCACAAGCCAGCCTTCTTGCAAGCCTCTATAGTCGGTCGGTCCTTGGTAGTATTCTCGGCAGTCTGGCTCGCCATAACGTCGTTAGCCTCGTACTCCTTAACCATAGCGTCGGTGTCAGGCATCGATGCAAGATAGTTGTTGAAGGCTTGGCGAAACTGGTAGTAAGTGCGCCACGCTGTTAGCTGGTATAGATATAGGTCAGCCAGCGTGCCGTCAAAGCGAATGATACTGTCGTTCATCGGCAGCCCATTCTTGGCGTAGGCGCAAGCACCACGCTCCTCGCCATCGCCATAGAGCTTCACAACACCGATGCCCGAGTATGGAGCAACGCTCGACGGCTCAACAACAATATCCACACGTGTCACCTTATCCGCCTTTAGCGGCATCATAGCCGTATACATAGTCGACTGCTCGCCGTCGCACGTAAAGACCACCTTGTCGCCAGTCACGTAGAAGCCTATCTGTCCATCACCAAGAGCGTCGATAAGACGAGCCGTAGCGTCAGCTACATTAGCCGGTTTGATAGTGAACGAAATTGCCATACCAGTCGTCTCGGTCGAAGCATTGCTCCACGGCTTGAAGTCACACTTCGCCGTAACGTTCTCAGCAATGCGCAGAGCCATGCGCCCTATAGGGTTGCCGTTGGCGTCAGTCTGGCCGTAGTCTTCAGAGCCATAGTTGTCACGCACAAAGCCGTTAGTGGTGTAGTTGGCGCCATTAACCTCAATGTTCACACCGTTGTTAGAGATAGTCTTGTCAGAGTCGCTGTTCGAGCGCGACGACATATCTATATCGAATATGGCACCGGCAGTAGTCTCAATCGGAATTATCGACCCTGCAACACTGAATTCGTATGCAGCCGAGCGCACATTGCCCGACACAGCATATATCTTCAGCTTGCTGCCTACAGCCATGCCCGCCAGTCGCTTGGTCACAGTATATGTGCGGTCGCGCGACATTTGCTGCTGCGCTATAACAGTAGCAGCGTTGTCGCCCACCTGCATCATCACGTCAACAGCCGTCTTGGTCTTGCCCGCCGTGTATGCAGCCACATCCACCGACACCGTCTGGAAAAGCTTCTTGGTCTGTGTGCCGTCATCACTCCATCGCATCACCACAAGCGGTGTCACGTTAGCCTCGTCAACCACCATCACACCCGAGTACAGCCAGTTGCCCGACACACCCGAAGCCACGTCTACGCCGTGTATGCGCAGGGGATAGCAGGCATGGGTCAGCTCAAGAGCCTTAGGGTCTATAGTCACGGCATGGGTAAACACGTCAGTCACAACATTCTCCTCGATGGTATGCCAAGCATCGCCATAGAACATCTCCACAGTAGCCCGTATACCCTTCGACGATGCATTGTTTGGGAACGAGTAGAGCGGTATCGACACCGCAGCACCCTTAGCCTTCAGCACCGTTGACGATGTATAGTTCAGCGTCTGTTGAGACACAACTGTAGCGTCGACACCCACAGCCGACACATTCTTGTTGCCCGAGTGGTCGCCGTCATCGTAAGCCACGATGCGGAACGAGCGCGAGCCTGCCGTAGAGGCAAAATACTCCGAGATGTCTATCTTGAATTTGAAATCGTCAGTAAGGTTTGCCGACGACTCTGTGTTGACATTAAGCGTCTGCAGTACCGTGTTGGTAGAGCGGTCAACGAGGTCGACACGCGCTATCGAGTTGAGCGAGTCGCCCGACGGAGTGGTAGTCACCGACATAATTGCAGCCTCAATAAGCATGCTTGAGCCAACTGCGCCATACACCGTCGACTTCTTCAGCGCAATGCTCACGGTCGTAGCCTGGACCGCGCCACCACCCTTGATGACAATCTGGTGTTGCTCGCCTATCTGGTCGCCGTCGGCATTGGTAAGCGCAAACTTGTACACACCGCCTTCCTCCTCCACAATGTCGAGATCGGTAGGCGTGTTGGTGTAGGCGCCGCCCGTGCTGTATGGGTCTTTGCCGTCTTTGGCCGGAGCGTCCGACACGTTGATGTTCTCGCTCTTGCCAAACTCCCGCCACAGTGTGGCACCCTCGTCAGTCTTCGACGCGTCGGCAATGTTGTCGCCGTGGTACTGGTACGACTTAGTCTTGTTGGCTTCATAGAGGAAAGAGATGATAAGACCACGCTTGATGTAGTTCACAGCCGTGCTCTGCTGATAACTGATGAGAGCTGCCACCGCACTGCTGAGCGTATAATATACCACCTTGCCATTGCCGTCTATTAGGTTGTTTATGTTGATGTACGTCTCCGAACCAGCTGCGAGCGAGCCGAAGTCTTGCCAGTTGGCAGTATCCTGCCAGGCCTCGATGCCCAGTGTGGCACCTATGTATTGGTATGTCTTCCATATCTTTTTAGACACCTGGATAGTAAGCAGCATACCAAACGAAGCCTTGCCGGCATTCCAAGCCACGTCTACAGCCGACGCCTTATCGTTGTCGGGGTCATACAGCGCATAGAAGCCGCTTATAGGGTACGAAACGGTAGGGTTGAATACAGCCGACGAGCCGCCACCGCCTATATCCTGCCAGTTGTCGGTATTCTGGAAATGTGGTATGCTGCCACCATCGCCAACATATTGCTTCATCTCCCAGTGTGTCGAGTCTTTGCGGTATGTCATCACCAATCCCGACACCATCAACGAGCCATAGGTCTCAACGGCTGCCAGTACAGCATTGATGGCCGTGCTCAATGTGTAGTTGGCAGACTTGATGGCGTTAACATTGACAATCGGCATAATGCCTAGCTTGGTATTGATGGAGCCAACGGCATCCTCAAGTTCCTTGCCAGCGACGCCGGGAAAAGCCATGCCAGGCTCACGGCCTATCTTGGTGCGCATATCCGGCAGATTATCCTCGGGTACAAGCCCGTCATCGCCAAGCGGTGCTATACCACCCACGACACCAACCGAGGCCTTCAATTTGCCTACAGCCTCGGTGGCCGCAGAAATCTGTGCAAACAAGCTCGTGTCAGACGTCTTGCGAGCTATCTCCTCGTCACTCAGTTTTTGCTTCAAATCGACAATGCCCTTCTCTTGCGCCGCAGACGAGTTGGCAAGGTTTATAATGTTCTGCGACATCGAGTTCAGCTGACTCGTAATGTCAGCCAGTGTAGCAGGAGTCACCACACCGGCAGCAGTGATGCCCACCACCGGCAATGTCACCGTATGACGCATAGCCCTCTCGCCAGCCTTAAGCACGAAGAGCAAGCTCACGCTTGTCGCATCGGCAGATGGCGTGACAGTCATGTCTGTCACAGCGCCTGAAGACGAAGTGTTTACCTCCCGCACCTTATCGATAATCTCGCGCAGCATCCGCCCGACAAGCCCTGCCGTGTTCGACTCCGGCAACACATTAGTGCGTATGGTCTCGGCCAACGATATAAGTTTTTCGTATGTTTCAGCCATTGTTAGAAGTTATGAAATTGTTAATATTATCAGTAATGCACCCCGGTATCGGCACCTTCAGCTCCGCCGTGTAGCCGTATAAGGCGTTGTGCTCGTTCTGCAACGGCACAACCTTAATCATCGACGGTGAGCTCACGTTAAGCAGCCAACGCTGGTCGGCTGCACGTCTCGCACGGTCATGCATCATGCGTGCAAATATATCGGTTAATATCCGCTCTGCCGAGGACAGCGCGCGCTCCACCTCGGCATAGTCGCCCGTGTCAGCCACATGCTCAAACACCTCGATGTGGCAAGTATACTCACGTCGCACCGACACCGACGATATGCTAAGCGTGAAGTCGGTCGACTCAAAGTACACAACCGGATAGCGCAGCTCTTGCGCCAGCCCCATGTTGCGCTTGTCGTCGTTAAGGTTCACGAAGTGAGGCTCAGCCTCCGAGTGCCGCAGCAGCTTATGCTCACGGCAGAGCTGCTCAAAGTATTTTGCCACTGTTTGTATGTCCATAAACTATTGATATTATTTAGGTTGTCTCGATTGCTTGATGCGACGGTTCATCAGTCTAAAGGCATCAAGCGCACTCATACGCTTGTATCGCTCAATAAAGGCCACATCGTCGCCCATAAAGGCATCGAAGATGGCAAGCCAGTCGGTAGCCTGAGACTTCGGACGCTTCTTACGCTTGGTGCGCTGTGCCTCGCCGTCGTCGTCATCTGCCTCTTGCTGTGGCGGAAACAGATAAGGATACGACCGCGACAGCCACCGTCTAACGAGTATAAAGTTCAAGAACACAGCCTGCCTCACAGTCTCGTCTAAGCCCTCAACCACCTTAACCTTTGCGCCCATGTCGTCGTCGCGCTGCCTCTTGGCATGGTATAGCGCAGCTATGAACAGCGTCAGGTGGTCAGCGTCTTGGCTTATAGCATAGCGCTGGAAGTTGGTGTCAGCAATCATAAACTGCTCGAGCGTGCAACCTCCAAGTCTTGGAGCCGGGGCAAAGTAGCCCGTGTCAGGCAACTCCTCAATCTTGAAGTTGTCCACACTGTCGTCCAAGCGGCGCAACCACGTCGTCATCTCCGTCAGGCAATACACAAGATAACTGTCGAGAGCCTTCACCACACTTGCCGGAATGGCATAGAACGAAGCCAGCAACTTGTCTCTCGGCAGTCCGCCCGACCACAACAACGCCGCCAGCTTCAGCCCCTCGGCATCCAGCTCATCCCACTCCGTGGCAATGTCTCGCTCGTAGACCTTGCCCTTGTAAGTTATTTTGATATGCTTCATACTACATTGCGAAGAAAGCCACATGATTATCGTTGTCGCGTATAGGGCCCGTAGTCCGTTCACCGACAATCGCGCCCATATAATTATTGAGGAAGCAACGCAGCGAAGCCTCGGCTCTGTGAGCGTCGATATCAGCCATAGCGCAGCGGTCGCCAATCTGGCGGTCAGTGGCAGGCTTCTCGATGTCGTTGCCAAGCGAGCCCGACTCAGTGGAACCAAAGTACAGACCACGCTCCGTAAGCGAGCCCGTCTGTCTCATCAGCCTCGATGCAGCCTTCTTCACCACAAAGTCGGCACACGCCATACGCAGCTGCTCAAGCGTACACACACACTCGTCGGCCGGAAACTCAGCCTCGCCCGACAGCCACCCACGCAGCTGTCTGTAGAGCTTCTCGCCAAGCACAGCGCAAAGGTCATACTCCTCAACCGTGCGGAACTCACCCTTAAGACGCATAAAGACGATGTGCGAGGAGTTGATAAAGACAAACTGGTTAGCCTCACGTGCCGACCTCACAATAGCCTTGCTGCGGTCTTGGTAGCAAGGCGAAGTCAAGTACTCTGGATAATCCTTCAGATGATCCTCGATGAAGTTAAGCAGAAAATCGAGAGCATTAAATCCGGCATTCTTGAACCCCTTGCGCAGCCTGTCCTCCTGATACTTGTAGGCACCCTGCCAGTCTGCCGAGCCCTGGCGCTGGAAGCCCTGGTCGGATATGCGCAGGTTCAGAGCGTCGAAGTGCAGCCAGAACGCAAGGTTGGCAACAGCGCGACGGGCTATCTGCACCAACTGCGGAGCCAACAAGTCGCCCTCAGGCATATTGTCAGCCAGCTCCCCAAGGCGCAGCATCATCTGCTCGCCAAGCAGAGGCAGCAGAAACTGTTGTTCGGCAGACTCAATAGGCGCCTGCATCTTCTGCCAAGAGAGCGACGCCGACACGGGAACAAACGGCGACATCTGTTTGCCGTTGTCCCACTTAGACTGTGAGAAAAGCATAGTTGTAAAAAGATTTATGACAACTGGTGCGAAGTGCCCGCACCCGTATCGAGGGTTGTAAGTATAGTGTTGCGGAATCTCAGCTGCAGATCATCAGGAGCACCATTGAGCTGCATATAGAGCTGCAGAGGATCGAGAATGTTCTGGCGGTCAATCCACGAGTTGGCAATATTCACGAGGAACGCCTCACGAATGTTGGAGCCACCCTGGTTGCCGGCATAGGAACCGCCCGGCATACCAGCGCCGAGCACGTTAGGGTTGACCATTAGCGAGAATAGAATCTCGGAGTTGGCAGCAGCCGATGTCACGAGGTTCTCTTGGCCGGCTGAGTATTTGTTGGAGAGAGGAAGGATCTTCCACTCCTCCTCGATGCGACCGTTCATCTCGTTCACAGCATAATTGGTGAAGATAGGCTTCTCGGCGTTCTCCGCGCCCAGAAGGTTCTTCTCTATGCTCGACATATACTTGTCGATAGCCTGACGACGCGAGTTTGCATCCTTAAACTCCGTCAATGGGAACTTTTTATCCCAAAACGAGTAAGGAATCTGCACATGCCACTTCCATGTCGTCTGGTTTTTGTACGCCTTTTTCAAATACTGCGGCACCATGTGAGCGATGTCAACCCAACCTGCCACATAAGCAGGCCACCATATCGGCTCGCCGTATATATCGTCGTTGCTCCAGGAGTCGCGCACCGGGTAGACAAAGCCACCCTTCATCTTGCCCATAAAGCTCAGCAGCTCGGCATGGTTCTCGGGCGAGTAGTCAGAGAGCAGCGGCAATATCGAGTAGCTGCTCGGCGACAAGTCCCACGAACCGCTCACCACGCAGTTTTGCGAGCCGAGCGTATCAAGCAGCTCCGTGAATCGGAAGTAAAGACTATTGATAGTGTTAAGCCCCACAATCTTGTTGCCCGCAGCGTTAGGCACAAACTGCACAGCCGAGATGCCCACCTTGAGGAAGTCTCGCAGCGTCTTCTCCATATATCGGCGCACCATACGTGAACCCACAAATCGCTGATAAGAGCTATCCTCGACAGGCTGCAATATCTCGTCGCCCTTGTCGTTGTAGCCCTTCACTTTGCAGGCAAAGATGCCCTGGCCCATGGTGAGGTTGCGCAAGAACCTCAGACCCGTGTTAAGCACCGTGGTATTGCGCACCGTCTCGGCAGCGTGCCATGGGAACAGATTGTCTTTGCCCCACGATAGCACACGCTGCCCAGCCACCTCAATAAAGTCGTGCCTGGTGTCGTCGTAAGGGAACAGCACACGTCGTCGCTCGTCGGCAGTCTGCTTGTCGAGCTTGGTGTCGTAGAATGCGATGTCTGAATACATCATAAGGGGCACGCCCTCGTTATTGTATAGAATATCCATTGCTCCAGTCGATAATGTGAGAGTTATATTCGATGATGTTAGTAATCTTCACCGGAACAACGTGCAGCTCCGGATTGCCCTTGCAGTCGCAAGGCTGAATGCCACGGAAGCGCAGTCGCTTCATATCCATGCCTTTGCAGCCTGTGACATAGGCAGTAGGCAGAAATCGCAACCGGCCATCTTTGGTGGCGAACTTAATAGAGAAAATGCGCCGTTTGCCAAAGCGGTCGGTGCGGATATCGAGATCGGCGAGCATAGTGCTCGCGTACATAGTAGTCTTGGTATCTGGCATAATTAAGAGAAAGTTTTGTCAAATGGAGGATGAGTAAAGACAGCAGCCGAGCCCGTGTCTGGTGTAACAAACGGCTGACGCATAAGACGCTCCTTGGCGTATCGCCACGTAACGGCAACCGACTGAGGCTCGTTGGCTGGGCGTGATACAGAGGAGTCAACCTCTGTGATGATGATGCGTCGAAGTTCGCCGTCAATATGGACGAAGGCATAAGGCGATGACATAAAGTCATAGACAGCATGTCGCTCCTCGGAAGTAAGCCAACCTGAGTGCGACTTGTGGCGCTCAGTAAGCAGCGGATCGAGGCGCACATACTCTCGCCCCGCATAACCGAAGTCGCTGTCAAGTTCTTGCTCCTCGACATCCTTGCCGCGGAACGTGATACACTCTGGCACACCAAAGAAGTTGAGATATATGAAGTGGTTAGCAACAGACGGACGCGTCTTGCGGTCAACGCTGAATATGATGCGGTCAACTTGCTTGCCGTCTTTATTGAGCGTAAGCACATAATATAGTAGCGTATCGCCCTCTGTGCCATTAGTAGCCTTCTTTACCTTGTCGGTATCGGCGAGCAGCGTAAAGTAGTCTTTAGAGCAGTCAAGTTCAATGGTCGTCTGCTGCCAAAGCAAATTGCCATTGCGATAACGATAGGCAGCACCCAAAACAAGCGACAGACCAGACATGCCTGCAGTGAGGACATTGACAGGCATTGGTTGCCCCTCAATGACGCTGCGATGGCGTATCTGAGTGGCGAACATCGGCTTCAGCTCGGTGTGGTTGCGCCACATATACAGAGCGTGCGAGGTGGCAGATGCACCACCCTTGACAACAACCTTAAGCGAGCAAGAAGCAGAACGGCTACCCTTAGCAAGCATAGAGTCGGGCTTGAATAATGTAAGGACGGCAGCGTTGACAAGCTCGGAGAGTTCGGCAATGTGAACATAGCCATCAGCACCAGGCGAGTAACTCGACGAGTTTTTGAAAATGGTGGTGCCCGAGCTGTCGCTGATGGAAGTGTCAACAACAACGTCACCCTCAGCCGGGATGCTAATATCGTCGGCTGAGGGTGAGAACATAATAGATGGCAAAGAAGAAAGCTCCATAATACGAAAAGTAATAAATTACCATTTAAACAGTTGATAACCCACACCCGCAACTGGAGCACGGGTTGAGAAGTTGTACCCCGCATACATCGACCAGCGCCGGTATCTGTACCCGGCCATCAGCGATGTGTTGCCAAGCCCCCAAGTAGATAGCAGGTCTACGGAGCGAGTCGTCGCGAGTCTATTCGGTGTGAACGTGAGACTCACTGATCGACCTGCTATCACGTTATGGGCTATCGTGTCGCTTATTACCGCAACAGCGCTGCCACCGAGCTTGCCCGGTGCCGAGGCACGCAGCGTGTCGCGGTATACGTGCCGGGAGAAATAGGCGTCGACAATGGCGCCCGTGTCTATATCTACAGGCACCAACTCCTTCACCGTCTCGCCCGGCAACGGAACATATATTGTGTCCACTGTTGTCGGCATCGACAACAGCGGATCATCGTAGTCAAGCCGTGGCTCTGCCACACCCCTCGCGCCGATACATCTACCAAGGGCAAAGGCTATGGCAAGAGCCACCAAAATTATTAAGGCTAACACACAACATTTGAAGTAATTCATAACAAACCAATACTTAAACCTAACCTAATAAATATATCTTAATTGTTACAACCTGCTTTTTTACCCATAAGTCTGTCAAAGGCAGCGCCCATGGCCTTCAGCACCATATTGACGTAGAAGCTCTTGTCCTTGCCGTCGATGCAAGCCAAGTTCTCAAGGATGCTCACGGTGTTCTCCACCACAAAGGCAACCATCAAAATCACCGTCAGCACGTCGAAGAACCACGCGCCCACAAGCCATGTCAGCGAACCCGCGTCATACTGCGCTGCGAACCACTTAAACATCTGGCAAGCCACAAACAGCACAAACCAGATGCACAGCTTCAGTACAAACCTTGAGAACTTGCAGCTCTCAAACTGTTCCTCGCGCTTGTGGCTCGCCACAATGCCCGTCACAAGCTCCACCAACATAATCAACACCATGGCTATCAAAAGCACTGGCCACACACCAAGCACCGAGCACACCAAACCCCAAAACGACGACAAAGCAAAGCTATGCCCCATGCCTATATATTTGCTCGAGGGGAACACACTCTGCATCAGAGCACGACCGCTATCGTAGCCATACGACATCAAAAACTTATTCAAGAATCCCATATTAATTTAAAGTCAAACGATTACGCTCACAAAGGTATATAATATGTGAGCCACCACATAGGACAAAAAAACGGTGCACCCTATTCACATAGAGCGCACCGCACAAAAATGTTAGACAAAAAAATGTAATTTTAATATATTTATACCATCATATCTCCATATCTTTAAGTTCGTACATACGCCACATCGGCTCACCGTCGATAGTGGCAACCTCAAACCCCAACGCCTTCATCCACTTCGACACATCCTCCACAGTCACTGGGCAAGTGTGTCGCAGCGAGTAGGCTATCTCGCGGCTCGACCTTAGTATAAGCCTCTGTCGCTCACCCGAGGCAGCATAGCTGGCAGTTATAAGGCGCTTGAAGAACACACCCTCATTTACCTCATTCTTGCGCACATCCTGCTTCTCGTCTTCGCCACGCTCAAGAGTCGGCACAAATCCTATCTTCCCCATACAGCACACCTCCTTTCCGGCTTGAAGTTATCGGGGCAGTTTCGGTTCAGATTCTTCAGAAACCGTATCGTTAAGTTTATTATGTCTATGTCGTAGAAGTAGTCCTTGTACTCTTGCAGCTCACGGTCCTGCATAGAGCCGTCCATCGTCTTCGACAGCATCCGCTCGCCTACATTCGTCAAAAACTCTATCATGTCCGTAACCCTGCCGTTCTGTATGTCATCGTCAAGCTCACGCACTATCGAGAGTGTCGCATACTTCATTTCTATGCCATCCTTCTTAGGCTGCTGGCTCTGCTGAATGTTGTTAGGGTTCATCGCTCGCCTCCTTCCTGATTTATAACGTTGTTATACTCCATAGCCCAAGTTATTCTGTCCGATTCAAATGGCACAGCGCACATGTGTCCAATACCATTATCGTTGACATAATGCAGCATACCCTTAAGCGGATAGAAATATACGCAAACCACGTTATTCCCATCTGGCGAGGAATCCTTGATGTCATCTATCCAAATCGCCTTACACTCTTGGCCATAGCAGTCATGTTTCTTGCCATAACAAAAATGGGCTTTAGTGTTGCGTCGTGGATATTTATTTGACAGAACTTCAACAAGACCCGCAATATCATGATATATATCATCCACTCTTTCTGTCATCACGCACATGCTATGCAGCGGACTGAGTAAGCGAATCAGCTCCTTCTGGAAATTGTTTTTGGGAGCATAGCTACGAACAAACACCATCGACATCTCGTTCATAAATCCCGTGTTGTTCCAGTCTACATAAGGCAGCTGCTCGTTAGGCTGCTTCTTCTCCACCTTATAGCCACGTTCTGTAATATAGTCTATAATGTAGCCATCGTCGTTCACGCTCTTGAGCACATCAAAAAGATAGCCCTTCACGTATTTGCCAACAGCCTGAGGCGAAGCGTACTCTATATGCTCTGAGATAAAGTTCGACTTCTCGGTTCTGCCGAGATGCTCGAAGTCCTTTTCTATAAGGTTCATGCTTCACCTCCTTTCTCCATTTCGATGCGCTCTTCGTCTTTCAGCCAGTTGTCTTTTTCCTCTATATTAAGGCGATAGACATTATAGCCCGCGAGTGCAACACAAAGTAGCGTAATGATTAACGATGTTTCGGCAGCAGCAGCTCCGAATAGCATAGCGATGAAAGCGAGATTGACGCGGATGACCTCACGACGTGTGATGTCGAATCCGCAGATACGTGTGAATGACTTGCTCTTTCCGTTGACATAAGCCTTGACGGCTGTCTTGAAGTCGACTGTTGACAACGGGCGCAACTGAGCTGTGCGCTGAATTGATGCAGTTGTTTGCATATTATAAGAGTTCTAGCCTTTTTGCCCGAATCCGTCGGGTACGGTTGACGATAGGGTACGAAAAAAGCGGCTCGCACTTCCTCGTCTGCTAGAACTCTTATGCTTTTCCGCCACAAAGGGCAATAAAAACACGTGGAAGGCGAACCGCCGTATATTTTAATTTGCATCTCCACACTATGCGGAGTGCTCCGCATAAACAAAGGGCGAGCCCCAAGCTTAATGCGGCAAGGTACGGGCAAAAAAATAAGTCCACAACCTTAATAAAAAATGTTGGTCGGGCTTGAACATATATCCTCGCCCTTTGTTTATGCGGAGTGCTCCGCATAAGAATTCTAGCGAGGGCAAAGGTAGACAATAAGATTGAGACGTGCAAGGATTTTGGCGAAAATCTTTCAAAAAAGTGCTCCGCAAGGAATGAAAAGGAATGAATTCCTTGCAATTCCTCGTAATTCCGTGCAAATTCCTCGCAATTCGTTCGGGATGGGTAGCAACACGAAAAAGCCCCGAAGCCGAAGCCCCGGGGCAAGTGTTAAAAATAAAGTTTAGTGCATTTATTTATATGCATTCGGCAGCGCGTCGGATGCGGTTGCTCAAGTCAATAAGCGCGCCACGCATCTGCTCAGCCTCCATCTGGTTGAAGCCACCCGTGCCACCATTGCCATCAATGCCATCCATCTTGTGGTAGAACCATGATGACGACTTCTGAAAGTATGTGTTGGCAAAGTCTCGCCAAGAAACAGCCATCATAATGTCTGCCACCTTTTTCTTCATGTCGGTTATCATTACCGGCTGTACCATTACTGTCTCCATCTTCATTCTTTTTAATAGGGTTATCTTTTTGATTTTTATCTTTAATCCCCTCCCCGAAGGGAGGGTGTTTTAAGTTGCTCATTCAAGCTGCTTGATAAGGTTGTCGAACAGCTCTTGTGCGTACCAAAGCAGTTGTGGATGTCCGTCTGGGTAAGACTTGTTGTAATTCCTAACTGCTTCAATGAGTTCTTTTTCTTCAGGAGTCACCTCCATTTTTTCTTTCTTTTGTATCATAAAAAAACTGTATTTTTAACAATGCAAAGGTACTATAAATTTTCGTACTACCCAAACATTTACTACACTTTTTCGTAGTAAATAATAAAAAACATCAAAAAAGCCACCTACGCATCGCGCGCAAGTGGCAAAAGAAATATAAAACACCAAATAATACCTATTTATCTATTACTACAAGAGCCGTCTTAACCATTGTGCCCGACTCCTTGAACGACTTGTCGGGAAGCTCACGCATATATCCTCCATATTGCTCAACGACATTGCGCAGTTCCTTGTACGGGCCATCATTGCGCCACAACACAGAAGCCGAGGCAATGGCTACAACCTTGCGCTTGGCTATCGATATGGCTTTAAGTATGTGGCGAGCGTCCTGACCTTTGCAGAAGGGAGGATTCATCACTATCACATCGTAAGGCTCTGACGGCTCAAACGTCATAAAGTCGTCGCCAACCACACGGAATCCTTGCTCCTCAAGTATGGCTCGGTTCTTCGGGTCAAGCTCCACACAGTCGGGCGAAGGCATAAATCGGGCAATGTTGCCTTGGCCTGCCGAAGGCTCAAGCGTGCGCTCGCCATCACGTATACAGGCAATCTCCACTATCTCACGGGCAAGAGCCTCGGGAGCAGGGAAGAATTGGAAGGTCTGACGGTCGGGGACGAACTCGCCCGAGTCGGCAATGGATGTAACAAGGTCGCCAACATCCTCTTTAAACACAAACGCCTTCTTGGCACTCGACCACTTGCCGCCGATGGCCTTCAACACTTTGCTAACACGCTCGTAGAGCTTACGCTCCAACTGCCCTGGCAGACGCAGAAGGCTGCCGTCAATCTCGGAGGTCTTAAGCACCTCCACTACAGATTTGTCTATCTTCATATTTATATATGTTTATTGGATTTTTAAGAGTCTTGAATATGCGCTACGGGCATCGGCTATCATCTGGAGCGTGTCGCTGTCTGGCGGAAGGTTCTCAAGCATATCCGCAATCTTGCCCAGCTTTTCAGACAACCCTCGCATATGCGCCCGCTGCTCCTTTCGCTCCTGCTCTATAACAGAGATGATGCCGTCGCACGATAGAAAATCCTCCTGCTTACCCTTATAGGCAAGTATCATAGTGGCAATGGAGGTAAGGCGCGACACCAACCACTCCTGGATGAACAGCGCCGGAAGCGTGAAACGTATCTTCTTCAGCACATCGACATCCACCTTGTTCTGAAAGCCGAGCACCACATCGTCTGCGGTATCGGGTATGGCATCGAGCAGCAGACGTGATATAACAGCCATAAGATACTGGCGCGACACACCTTGCTTAGGACGCAATGCGCAAACGTGCTTAGACAACACCGCCGGACCATCGGCATTAACCCCCATTTTGCCAAGCGTGCCAACCACCGAAATCAGTATATCGCCCTCTTCAGAAAAGACAGGGTTGTTAATCTTCTCTTTGCACCATCGCTTAGGCACAAACCTGCCTTGCACAATGTCGGAGGCACCCACCACAATAGGCAAGCCCTCGCCTTGGTCGTTAGTCTTCTTTTTGTCTACGTTCTTGCCCTGCAAAACCTCGCAGATGTCGGCAAGAGAGACTATGTTGTTAATATTTCCCATATCACTTGTTTTGCATACAAAGATAGATAATGATATATAAAAGAAATGAGACACATCAAAAAGCCTCTTAATGGTGGCTTTTTACCAAAACAGGGGTGGGTGGGCGGGACCCACCATTTTCTTGACGTCAAGAAAATGGTCGCAAAAATGCCCGACCCCGTTGTGTGGGGTCGGGCTTGCTCTATATCTTACCCTCTTCGGAATAGCTATAGTATTTGGTGTCAGTTACTATAATGTGGTCTACCATATATATACGCATCGTTTCACACGCTCTCTTTAGCTTCTGCGTCAGTCGGTCGTCGTCGCCGCTCGGGCGAGCGTTGCCGCTTGGATGGTTGTGTATTAGGGTTAGAGTAGTAGCGTTGTTGAGCAACGCTTCTCTAAGTATCACCCTAATATCCACGGCTGTCTCTGTCAAACCTCCGCTTGATAGCTTCACCGCTTTAATCAGTTTAAAGCGGTTGTTCATCAGCAGTACGTGTGCCTCCTCGTGGTCTGCCGTGCCTACCAATGGGCGGAAATACCGCCAAACCTCCTCGGCATTGCCAAAAACATCTCGGTCGGCTGCCGCTTCATGCTCGATACGCTTGGCAAGTTCAAAAGCGGCTGCAAGCGCCATAGCAGTCTTTGCGCCTACACCTTGCACAACCTCAAGTTCTTCGGTGCGTCTTCTCGCCATATCCCTTAGACTGCCGTCACAAATGTTCACGATTTGCCTTGCCTGTCTTACGGCTGTGCTTGCGTCCTTGCCTTGTCCGATGATAAGGCTTATAAGCTCAACGGCATTGAGCGAAGAAAAACCGCTGTTATACACTTTGTAGTCGGGGCGTTCCTCACGTGCGAGGTCTGAATAATTGGTTGTCAT